TCTAACTCTTCATGTCCGTTAGTAAGGATAGTAATAGGCTTTTGCTTATTAGAGTTATTAGTTAAAGTATTCATAGGAGACTTAGCTCCTCCAAATCTAATAGAGTTACCTAACCTACCCTGTATAATAGTGTCCCCGTTAAAAGGGTAAAGCGGTCTAACTTTACTATTTTCTTCATATTCGTATCCAGGAGCATCTTCATCTTGAGGTTCACTTTCTTTTTCTAAAGGTAAGTAATTTATATCGTTATAAATTCCTAATATAGAAATATAGTAATCATATTGAGACAGCTCTTCTGACTCTCTTGGGCCTTTTACTAGCAGTACTACTTCATTAATAAGAGGAAGTGTATTATTAAAAGAGTTAATAGGAAAAGCATACGGTAGAGTTTTAGTATCTTCTACGTCGATAGATTGAGTAAGGTTTACATACTTAATTACTCCTATGCCGTCTATAGGTTTAAATTTACCTGATGTTATTTCAGGATGGTTTTTATCTAATATAATATCCTTTACTCTTACCGGTATTATATTATCGGCAGATATACTGTTTATACTAGATAGGGGGTTGTTAAATTGCATCCTCTCCTTCTTCAGGTTTTTCTACTTCTTCTATTTCGTTTTCAATAGCTTCTTGTTCATCTAATAAGTCTTGAAGATCAGAAAAGTCAAATTCACCTGATTCACCTTTTGCAGCTGCAGCTTCTATTCGCTGGATTACTGTAGCTAGTTTAATTAAGTGTTCATCGTTTTTTACTCCTATCTCCATATACTCTTTTATCATAGGTACAATTAGAGTAGCATCGCCAATATTTTCTATAAGTGGTTTAAGTTCTCCTATTAGCCCTTTTACCTGTCCTTTGGTTTCTTTAGAATTGTCGTATATTTCAGAAAAAAGATCAGATAACGTTTTGCCTTTAAATATTTCTTTATCTAAGCTCATATAATAGTTTTATTATAAATAGATTATATGTAACTATTGTTCAAAAGTCCTTGATCGTACATCTTTTGGTATATAGCGTACCATTCTTTTTTAAGTACGTTTACTACTTTAGTCAGAGTAGGAGTATCGCAATCTGTCATTTCTCTTATATAAATGTAAAGTGCTTTCTTTTTAAATATTTCTATATCGTTTCTAGTTTTGAATACCACGAGAACAGCATCAGCTATCTTTCTATCAGAAGGTTTTTCGAAAAGCTCGTCTAATCTTTCGTACATATCTGATATCCAGTTATCTAGAACTAGTATAAGTGTTTTTCTATTTACTGAGTCTATATTACTACCTGGTTCATAAGATTCTTCCATTTCAGAGAACTGTCCTATTCTCTTTAACTTCTTATAGTTCTTATTATTGTAGTTAATTAACCACCTTTTAACAATAGTACCGAAATAAGAATATGCTTTAGCTCCATTTGTAGGATCAAACTTCATTATCTTGTCTTCTAGTAATACAGCAACGAGTTCGTGCTTTAAATCTTCTATTTTGTCTACATCTGTATAGTAGAACTTAAAAGTATGTATTATATTTTCAGATAGTTTATAAAAAGGGATGTAGATGTGATCAGTAAAGATTTTGTTTCGATAGTCTTGATCAGTAGACTCATTATATTTTACTATGTATTCTTCAGTTTCTTTTGTAAAGTAATTAGCTTTCGCTTTTTTTCTTGCCATAATTTTCAGGGAGCATATATCGGTTTAGCTCTTTTTGTACGTTTTCCATTTGTTTAAAAAAATAACCGACCTCATCGTCTGACTGAAATGTACCTTTCTGATCAAGATTCTTTAGGTGCTTTTGACCTTCGCCTACGGCGTTTGATATATTTTGTAAGTATTGTACTTGGTCTTGTACAACATCTTCATAGTTTTCTACTTTTCTAAGTAGATTATATACAATATATGATAATATTCCGGAAAAAGCAACTAGACTTCCGAGAATTACGTAAAATAATGTTGGATTTATTTCCATTTTATGAATTTATAAGTTTTTTAACATGTTTGACAGGCCGTCTGATGAGTTTACCCGTCTACCTGTAGTAGATTTAGTTTTGGTAACTTTAGATTGAGTATTTCCTCCGGTATTTAACCACATATCGTACTCAACCTTAGAGGCTAAGAAGTCTGCTGTGTGTAATACTGAGATAATAGAAGTTTTTTGTCTAGATGACTGTACGTTACTGAAAAAGTACGCTTCATTAGCTTTATCAAACACTCCATCATGGCATCTAATAGCTAAAAACTCTTTTTGACTTACTTTTATACCAAATTTCTGTAGGATAAATAAAGACCTGTCGGGGATTAACATAAAATCCAAGTTAGGATTAAAAGTATACATCTCTGAAAGCTTATCTTGTCTCCATTTATCAGTCTGAGGTATGTAGTTGGGTACGTCTCCATCTCCAATCTTACCTAAATCGTGGAACAATGCGGCAAATACCAGTTCTTCTTCGGTGAAATCAATAGAACCACCCATTTCTTCGTATAACCTAGACTGTTTTACCGCAAATTCCACTACTCTGTTAACATGATCGACATATCCTCCTGCAAATGCATTATGATACCAAGTTTTTCCACTAGCAGGTGCCATAACATATGTATCTTCCATATGATTAAGCATTGAAAGTATGCTTTCCTTACGATCTCCTATATAAGTATCGATAATCTTAAGATGCTTTTGGTAGTTTTTAGATATTTTTTCTGCCGATAATGCCATATTATATTAATTCTTTATTATATTATATTATTACTATTAATTTATACTTATATTAACTTATATATTATATAATATTTTATATATTAATTAAGATAATGTTTTAAAAGCAGAAAAGCAACTATTTTACAATAAATTTTTCTAAATACTTAGATTTAGTTACTGAACTTGCTCCTGCATCCCAATTTACTCTCATATAAATCGTAATAGTATCACCGATCATCTGTGGAATAAACGGTCCTAAATAACGTCTAGTAGTAAATTTATTATTTTTTTCTCTAAAATACAACTCTGTACGTTGAGCTATATTAACCTCTATACCTTTGAACTGAGTAAGAGCTAGATCCGTATAATCAACCGGTAAAGGGATACCTGTAGATGTAACTGGTCCAAACGGAGAGTATATAGCCTGCTGTATTACTAACGTATCTCCTATCTTCCATGAAGTATTACTATCGAACTCTGCAGTTACTACCGATGAATTATTATATTGATATTGAGGGTTAGTTTTATCTGCATGAACATCTACGTAAAAGTAAGGTAAATACTCACCTGTCCAATCTAACTCTACATGGTAATAACCGTTACTATCTTTATCTCTATGAAACTCTATATAACTACTACAATCACCGCTTTCGCAAACAGCAGGTAAAAGGGGTTCGGGTGAGCATGAGAGGGTAAGGTAGAATATAAGGCCTACGGCCGCCGCGCGAAACGCGCGAAGTTGCCACGAAAATTTTTTACTTATCATCTTTACCAGTATAACGTTCTCCTAATCTTTCGATTACAGCCTTCGCTTCATCTACAGTCATTCTAAAGAATTCCCTTTTATTGTTAACTCTAAAGGATTCACAGTATCTATGAACTTCTTGTTCTAACTCGATACCATTGTAACAGCCAAAGGCCCAAGCTACCTCGAAGTCTTGTGCGACTCCGGTAGAAGCATTTATCTGCTTTACTCTCTTAGACGGAGCATTCTTAGTATAACCTATCTTAACCATACCGGGTATAGTAGGATTGGTAAGTACATATACATATTGTTTAGACGTATCTGGTGTATATGTGAGTCTATTAGAACGTGCCGTATAGTATGTAACGTCTTCCCATCCATCTTCTGCGGTATATCTCTCTGATGTACTGGGAGTAATAGTATAGAATTTAATTGGGGAATCTGTGAAGTCCTCAGTGGCTTTGATTAAGCCTTCAGCTTTTTCTTTAGATATTCTTTGTATCATATATATAACCTTTATTTATACCTTAAGATAAGAAAATTATCTCAGACAAACAACTTATCCACAGTTATCTCTTGTACTGTTTTTTCATATAATACATCTATAGTCTTTTTTATTAACCCACATCTTTCATATTGTTCATATTCTTCAAAAAATATCCTTAGATCATCTAATCTTAAAATGAGATTTGGAACATCATATGAATCCCCTATAGTATATACTCTATCTTCTATTGCTTTTAAATCTAATCTTTCAAGATAACCATAAAGTTTATGAAAATACTTATACTTAACAGTAGGTCTTACTCTTTTATACTGTGTTGGATTGTTTTTCATATATAACATATCCATAACAGCATAGTTATCTATACCTCTGGTAACCATATTAAGAAGAACATAAGGATTATTAAGAGTATTTTCAACTCCATGCTCTTTATACACTTCTTCATCTCCTTTTTCAAAGAGAGAAAATAAAGAATGTGGGTCTAACTGTTGCATATACCATAAATAGTTCATATATTGTAATATAGGTTAGGTTAGTATAGATGAAAAAACTAAGTGCAGTAAAGATTACAAGGTTTTTTAACTATTTGAAGCAGTTTAACCAAGGAATTCTAGATAAAATTTTAAGATCTACTATTAAGCTCCAACAAGAAGATAAGATTTTCTATGATTCTCCTGCTTTAACTAGATATCAATACATTTATAAGCATATGGAAAAGAAATTTACTAAGAATACCTCTATTATTATACAAGGTCCTGTGTATGATAGTGAGTTTGTTACTAAAAACTACCGATACTATACTGATTTAGGGTATCAAGTTGTGGTATCTACTTGGGATAGTGAAGGAAAATGGCAAGAAGCTATGCTACCTGATGATATTTTAGTGTATTCTGAAGGAATGGAGTATAGATCTAGGGTAATCGATTTTCGTCATCCACATTTTAGCGCTGAAAAAGGTGAGGATGTATTTGCTTCCTGTACTAATTACTATCAAGCTCTAAGCATACTCAATGGTTTTAATCTTATAAAACCCGAAGGTAATGTAATAAAGATTAGAACTGATGAATTTTACTCTGATCTAAAAGAAATTGAACAGAAACTAGATCAAATGACGTATCCTCAATTCATCTGCGGTGATACTTTTGCTATACCTGGCGAACAGCCATCGGATCATATTATAGCTACTACTGGTCAAGCATTATACGATACCTGCAGGTTAATTGTTAATAAGTATAGGAGTACTATTATGCTTACCAAAAGAAATTGCTTTGATCCATACAAAGAAGGGTACACTATCGAAGAAGAGATCTTTAATGCATTTATTTTAAGTACTGGTGTTTCAACACATACTTGTGATATAGAGGATATATTCGACCAATACTGTGTTATTATAAAGAAAGAAGATTTTGGAGACTATATAATTAAGTGGAATACTCAAAATAAAGTATTTACTAATATTAAGTAGATGCCCGACTATACTATTCATAGAGGATTATTTAGTGTTGAGTTCTGTGATAGAGTAGCTGAGACATTTAAAGATAATTCTACATATGCGCCAAGAGGTGATTGGAATGCATATGATGTTAGTAAAGGTCCCCTATATACGGAAATTCTTGAAAATTTTTCTCCCGTGATTCCCTATAAATTTAATGAAAAGTGGATCAATATAACTGAATACAATAAAGGTGATAGTTTAAGAAACCATAGAGACATGGATTCAAGTTTAACCCTAGTTTCGGAAATCAGAAGTGCCAGTAGCGGAGGACGTTTTATCATTAATAAGAATACCTATATAGAGCTTAATAAAGGAGACGTAATAACGTTTAATGGAAGTAATATAATGCATGGAGTGGAGACGGTATATAGAGGGAGTAG